ATCAAGGGCTTGATCGGTATGTTTTCTAATTGTCCGCTAAAATTTAAAAGGAGATAAATAATGCCAAAGTTAAATGGGAAAACATATGCTTATACAAAGAAGGGCAAAGAAGCCTATAAAAAAGCATTGATGAAAAAGAAAAAACGTAAAGATGCAAAGCCTCAAACAAGTAAGGCAGATCAAAGAAGAGATAAACTTCGTGGATATGATTTTGATGAATATAGAAAAGGTAAAGATGTAAGAAGTATAGATGCTCTTCCAAGAACTGATTACGGAGTCGGATTAGATCAAGATGAAAAACATATTAACAAAAATCGTAGTAAAATGGGTTATTAACTAAATGCACCAAATATTAGGCATAGTAAACCTCGATGAAGTTCAAGATCTAAAGGATGTGGGCAAATTAGGGCATAAAAGTAGCAACTTTTCTCACAAAATTATTGAAAAGATAGCAAAACGCTATCAATCTGCTGTAGATGACCAGGAATTAATACTGTCTGCTCCAAGTTATTGGCGTGTAGAGACAAGGCCAAAAGGACATAAATGGCATTATGATGGATGTAAAGAAGAGAATGGAGAGCTGGTAGATAACCATATGGCCTGGTGTCGAATTGGTACATCTGCTTTATTATCTGATCCAGATAGTTTTACAGGCGGAGAGTTAAAGTTTTTAATTGATGATCAAGAGGTGATCGTTCATAACCATTATTTAAGTGGGGTAATGTACTCTGCTGGAAAACATGATAAACCATTAAAGCATAAGGTAGAACCGCACAAGGGTGATCGCACCGTGCTACTTATGTTTTTTGCAACAAAACCAGTGTCGAAAGACCAACTGAAAGGTAATTAATATGGCTGAAATCAACATAGCGGGAACAACTAACTTAGATGTAACCCCCGAATCCGAAAATTTAAACGTAGGAAACTATTCTGTAAGTCCAGAGGCAACGCCTTTGGAATCAACAGATAGCTACGACAATATTTCTATTCCTGGAGAACTCTTAGGGCAAGATCTTCAAGAGCAATCCATCCAGGAAGAGATTACAGAACAGGCTGAGACTACAGAGTCTATTGAAACAGCAGAAAATAAAGCTGAACCAGAAGAAGTATCAGAAACAGAACCAGAGCAAACCGAAGCGGTTAGTGAAGAAAAATCTTCAGATGAGGATTTTGTCTATGAATTAGATGATGGCTCACGGTATTCTATTGACGATATTGAATCTTGGCGTAAAGATTCTTTGAACAGACATGACTGGAGCAAGTCCAATACGGAAAAAGCTCAACAATTGTCTGATCAGAGAAGAGCAGTTGAGCCACTGGTACAGCTAATTGATAAGGTAAAGGACAATCAAGACTTCGCTGAAACTATACAGGAAGCCATTGAGGATGAACTTGGTAAAGAAGCGGGGCAATTGTTTGCACAATCCCTAAAGATGAATAACCAGGATCTACCTAATCCCTATCAAGACCAACTGCAAGAAGCACAAGAACAATTGGCTAACGTACAAGCAGAAGTAGAGCTGGATCGATCATTAAATGAACTTCGTTCTAAGTTTTCATTGAACGATGCAGAGATCGATAAAGTGCTTGATTTTGCCGTACAGCAACAACAGGATCATAACAAACTGTTAACACCCGAAGAAGCATACAAAATTATGAACTTCGATAAAATGCAGTCTAACCCAGTTGAAGCTAAACCAAAGCCGAGTGTTCCTGTAAATGTAAAGAAGAATGTCGGTATGAAAGGAGATGCTCAGAAAAAAGTATCTTCTTATGAAGATATCGATGTTGTTTCATTTTTTAATAACTCGTGAAAAATAGGGAGACATAATAAATGTCTAATATCGTAGTAAGCGGAACAGGATCCGCATCGTTAAGTGCCCTTATTCAGCAGTATTATATGCCAGTTTTGTATGATCAGATCTTTAAAAAATCTCATCCATTACTTGCTCTGTTGAAATCAAAGGCAAAGACCTTTAATGGTCGTGAAATCGTAGTACCAGTTGAATATGCAGATGGAAGTGCTTCTGTCTGGGGTGACCAACATACACTCGGAACATCATCTGGTCAGTCTTATACTCCAGCAATAGCTGAAATTGCAAAGACTGCATCGTATAATCCAACTATGTTAACTGGTCACTTTCTTTTAACAAAGGAAGAAACCTTGTTAATGAATAGTCCACAGGCTATTAAGAACATTGTTGGTGCAAAGGTAAAGAACCTTCAGAAATCTCTGGAGAAAAAGGTTGCTCAAAATCTTTTTGCTACTTCTTTAGCTACTGATGCATTTAACCCTGTTGCTGTATTGTGTGATGATTCATCTACAGTTGGCGGTATTGCACCTGGTTCTAATGCCTGGTGGAAAACTCCAGTGCTTTCTCAAGCATCTTTTTCTGGTGATACAGGAAACATTGCAGATGATTCACCCGATGCTGGTGCTGGTGCATATATTTCAAAAGCTGATATGGTTGATTCTTCTAAAGATACTTACATCTTAAAGATCTTAGCTCGTGGTGTTGCGAATGCTCGTGGCTATACTGGCGAAAATCCAGATGTAATTGTATGTCCACAGGAGATCTATGACCTAATTGAGAACGAAATTGATCCAAGAAAGACTGGCTCCAAAATGAGTGAGCGTATGGGTTCTATGGGTTTTACTGCTCTTAATTTCAGAGGCATTGATATTGTCGCTGATCAAGATATGGTATCTCAACAGGATGTAGCTGATGATTCTAATGACCGTTATGGATATGATGGTCGTATCTACTTTTTGAACACAAATTATCTCTATATGTTCTTCAACTCTGGTGCAAAATTCACTGCTGGGGATATGATTGAAGATACAAAGAGTAATACCTTTGTTCAGAAGGTTCACACTTATGGAAACCTTGCGGTTACAAATCGTAGGGCACATTGTGTGATCACTGGTCTTGAATCTTCACCAGCTTATGCACCTTACGGTTAGTATATAGTTGTTTAATCTTACAGCCCTCATCATTCGGTGGGGGCTGGTAACCCTGGAGAAAATATGACCACAGCAACCATGTTAACAGTATTAGGAGATCGCCTGGAAGATACCTCTGGGGATCTTTTTAGTGATACATTAAAACTTCGTTACTTAAACATTGCACAGGATAAGCTAATACAGCTTTTAAATCCTCATTTATTAACAGATTTACAAGTCATTAAGAAAAATATAACGCTTTCAACAGATAACGATGTAGACACGCATTTTAAGCGTTTTTTTGCACCCAACAATTCAACGCTTGATTCTACGCCATTTGGTGGGGCATTGGGTGTATTAGGTGTTCGGGTAGTTGATAGCAATTTTATACGCAAAATATCCTTTGATATGGCCAAAGATTTCACAACAGGCTACTATGCTTTTAGTGCGACAGAGCCAGTGTATTTCGTTTTTAAAAACAGAATATATATTTATAATGTTTCTGCAAATGTGGATTGTTACTTTATTAAAGAGCCAACAGCATTGGCAACGTCTCCAGCTACTGATAGTGATCTAAATGCTATCTTTCACGATGCTTTAGTAGAACTTGCTGAAGCAGAGCTGTGGAGACTATCGAATAACCAAGCACGTAAGCAAGATGCAGAACAAAGAGCTTATCAGATGATTGGCAGATATAATCAGAATCCAGCAACGCAAGTTGTAGGGGTAGGCTTACCATTTGATCACAGCTCTTCAAATAGCTTAGTTGATCCTATTTATCCAAATAATAATATTTAATGGCAGAATTTATTGATATTTCAGATTTTGGTGGGGTAATCACCAACGTAGATGTAGAAGATCTCCCAGAACACATTGCTCAAAACATGGAGAATCTCCGCATTCGGGATGGAAAGCTGGAGAAAACCTTTGGAGCTGGTCAACCTTCTAATGTACCTAATTTTCTATTAACTGCTCTTAATACAAAATTATCCCGCTCTTATGTGGTCTATAACGTATTTACATTTATATCTGAAAAGCTGGGAACGACAGAACATCGTTATATCCTGGTATTAATTGATAGCAGTACCAAACAAGTTAAATTATTTTGGTATGATCCAGATGTACCCGCAGTTAATGACCATCTGCAAGTAGAGGATAATATACTATACTTTCAGACGGCATCGGATTCTGGATACAGCCAGGGCGATAACATCATGGTCGTAGGCGTAAAGGATAATAGTAACTCCGCAATTGCAAGTACAGATATTTACGATGACATTACCTATAAAACATCAAATAAACATTTTATTAATACAGATAGTGCTACAGCCTGGTGTGGTAGCTTTTTTGCTACGGCATCCGATACTGGTCTTAGAGATCAAACGATGGGCGGTAAACATGGTACACATCTTAATGTAGACACCAATGCTTCTGCTGGTATATCCAGTTTTACCAATATTGCATTACTTGCTTTAAACGGCAAAGTATTATGTATGTACAGTTATAACTCTGGCAGTGATGGTAGAATAAAATTTACTGTAGGCTCTACAACTGCTGAACTGAATACCACGTTATATAATCAGTTTAAGGCTTATTCGACATTTTATGTTAATGACATAATTAATTTTAATAATGCAATATATGTTTTTTATTCTGCTGAAGCAGAAAGTCCAACAGTGTATTATAATGCAATTGTAAAATATACTGTACAAAGCAATGGTACTGTAGTAGAAACTGGTGTAGGTGGCCATACTGCATTAAGCTCATGGTTAGGTGGTGATACTCACAATAGTGGAATTTTTTATGAGGCGAATACTGGAGATCTTTATTTATTAATTCCAACAGAAGGTGAATTATTTAAAATAACATCTTCCGATGCTGTTTCAACTGTTAGCGGTATACCTTCACAGACATCTAATCATACCTGGCGGGGAATTACATCGATCACAAATACCGTTAGTGGCAGTAAAGAATATTTAGTTTTAGGTGAATCAGATAGTTCTAATCACAAATTTCATTATATCGATCTAAATAATAGTTTGGATTCTTGGGCTAATACTGGTGCAATTTCTGAAGAGCTTTTGCTAATGACCAAAATGGATTTTGGTGAGAATAGTAATAAAAACGAATCTATTGTTAAATACTATCAACGAGGCAATGGTGATAAATTTTTACACTATAGTACCCATAACGATGCTACAGTGATCTTAAGTTGGGCATCTGTTCATTCTACTTTTACAACTTCTACTGTAATTACGGCTATTAAAAACGCATATAGGCATCCCAGTGGCACAAAGTATTTAATGGTCTGTACAAATGATAGCGGATCCTTTGGTAGTGGTATGGTACATGGTAGAGTTCATAGAGTAGATGCAAGTAAAACAGTATTAGTATTGAATGATAATGCTAATGATACATATAAAGGATGGAATCCAACGTGCATAGATGATGTAGTAACTGGTGCTACTTCTGGTAATCAATTTTTTGAACACGCAAAAGCCTATATCCAGGCGTATGGTGTTGAATATACAGATACATCAAATAATCCAAGAGCTTCATTAATACGTATGACAGATATAGGATGGGGATCTGGAACCTGGGCGGGTACAGGCACAGTGGATTATGGCTGGACTGATCTTAATGAAAAATATTCAATTGGTACGCAGTATCATAAAAATCAACGCAATCCAATTATTCCATTTTCAGATAGTATACGAGTTTTACCAGGTAATATTGCCACTGTAGGATCTAATGTTACTAATGGCCTATGGTTAGGATATATCGATAGAAAACTAATGAATGATGGTGTGACTATAAGTGCTGGATTTTATGCTTATAGTAACGTACTTACAAATCCATTTACTGTATCAGATGAAATGTCATTTGCAGAAACAGAAGATGAAATTAGAGATTCTGATGAGATTCGATATAATGTAACAGCCGTATTTGATGGTACTCAAGAAACATTATTAGAAGAGTCAAAAGAACAAGTTGCTATTTCTGTAGCGGGTAGTGGAGCAAGTAGTTCCGATGTCGTAGATATTTCAAAAAGTAAAATTGTTATTCCAATAGATATAAATTTTGCAACACTTAATAAAAGAATTACAGGATTAAATCTATATCGTGCTAATCGATATAATGGTGTATGGGAAACGTATAAAAAGATACAAGAGTTTAATTTTGTTACTGAAGCAGACACAGCTCCAAGTGGTGATAAATTTATGGAGATGGAGTATTATACAGATAAAACTGTATATGTCTATGATGCAAATGGATATTTTACATCAAGCCAAATATCTGCTATTCAAAGTGATTATTCTGGTTATGCGTTAAAAGTTGGTGGAAACTGGAAAAGAGCTTTTACTAACATAACGAAAATAGAAGGATATCCTTTATCTGGAGCAGAGCTTAATAGTGCAATCACTGCTGATGCAACCACAGGAGTATCTGTAACAAACGCATCAAGTTTAGCTAATGGGGATTACTACTTAGGACTTGAAATACATTCTTCTTTAGGGGCAACAGCTATTGGAGCAGAAAGAGTAACAGTATCTAACATTAATACAAGTGCAAACACAGTAACACTTACCAGGGCACAAAGTAGCACAACAGCAACAGCTCATCCGCAATATACAGAATTTAGACCTATTACAGCTACAGATACAGGATGGTTTAAAATAAAAGTAAATAAAAAGTTTACCGCTACCAGGTGGAATAATAGTTGGAGCGTGTACCGTAAACTTGGTGGATCTTGGGATCGGGAAAACGATACAGGCGGTGGAAGTATTTCTTCAGTACATAGCTCTGGTGCGTATGGTGCCCACAAAGCGGGTGTAATGATCCCATCGGCATCACCAGATAGCAGTGAGGAAAATTTAGATTTTTCTTCCTGGAGAGACTCAAGTAGTCACAGTATTACCACAACAGGACTTGCTGGTAAATATATTGAAACAGACGAAAATGGATTGTTTAAAATTGAAGATGTGAACTCATTTAATGAACACGCTGGATTTTTTCATTTTAAAGCAAATAAGAATTTACCCGCTGGGAATGGTGACGATAATGCTCAATTAGGTGGTACGATCAATATTAATAATACATCAGCTCAGAATTATACAATTAAGATAACAGATGATGGGTTAACCTCATTAGGAGAACATTGGGGAGAGTCAGTTGTCTCTACCAGGGTAAATGGCCGTTATGCAAAGATGATAAAAAGCAGATTGTTTTTAGGGAATATATTTTTAGATATTGGTGATGAGAATGAAGAGCGTAATGACTGGATAGCATATAGCGAGGTCAATCAATTTGATACCAGACCAGTGAGCAATGTAATTCAATTGGATGATCGTGAAGGTGGAGCAATAACAGGACTTGCAGAGATCTTTGGTAGATTGGTTATTTTTAAACCACAAGCTATTTTTATTTTAAATATATCTGATCCAGTTAATCCTTCATCCTGGTCTATTGTTGAGTCAAAACACAATATTGGTAACATTGCACCAGAAGGTGTAGTGGAAGTGCATGATAGTATATACTTTGTTTATCACGATGGTATTTACAGAATAGCCAGTAACATGGTTGCAAGTTCAACAGCAACACCATCGGTAATGGATAAAGTATCCGATAAAATAGACGATCAATACTTACTTGCTACAGATAAAACAGCAATTAAAGGTATTTATGATCCAAGTAGACAAGAAATTATTTACAAGTGGATGGAAGGATCTGATCAGCGTGTATGGGCGTACAATTATGTGCGTGAGTCCTGGCGTAAAATTGATATGGGTACAGGGTTGTTAGATATCTTAGCGTATGATGAAAATGGTACACCGCTTGATTATGATAAAACAAGCAATAAGATCATCAAATTTGACACAGCGAATGCAAGTGTGGCTAAGTGGAAAAGTAAGCGTTTTCCCCTCGATTTGCACCGTAAAAGACTACTTAGATACGGCACCGTACAATTTACAGGCAGTGACAATCTAACCTACAATATTTATTTAGATGGTGCTACATCAGCATCCTTTACAAAAACAATTACCGCAGATGGCGGTATCAATAGATTTCCAATCAAACGCTATGCAAAGAAATTTGAAGTGGAGATTGCTACAGTAAGTAGCACAAACGCATTAACCTTAGAAAGATTACAAATTGAAATGGAGTAAATCATGGATCCAGCAACTTTAGCATTATTAATAAAAGGAGCCAGTCAAGGTATTAAGACTGGATCTCGTCTTATGCAACCAAAGTTTGGTAAAAGTGCATATGGAAGGCAATTAAGCTACGCCAAAAAGCATGGTAATTTAAGTCCTGGAGCAGAAAAGACTATTTTAAATAGAGTTGGCAATGTTGCTGGTAGACAGGCAGATGTTACTGCAAATAGATACATGGGCGGTTTAATCAACCGAGGAATACAAGGTAGCGTATCAGCAAGGCGTGGTCTTAGAGAAGCTGAAGCAGATGTAAGAAGAACAGTATCTGATACAGCAAAAGGGATCTACGTTGATGAAGAAAGAGCAAAGTCAAATGCAAAGATGCAATATGCCAAAGGATTAGACCAAGATAAATTACAGCGTAGACAAGCGTGGACTGGCTTAATTACTGGTGGTCTTGATACGGCTGGTGGTCTTGTGGGGGCTGAAGCTCAAAATCAAGCTGATACCAGACAAAGTTATATGGATATGGCTACGAAATACGGTGCAGATAATATACAAAAAATTAATGCTCCTGGTGATGATCAAGGCAGATATACAAGGTATGGAGCAAAAGCTGGAGCTATGCCAATTGAAAGAAAACAGGCAATTGAAGAATATACACAAAAATCTAATATTAAAGATGTAAGTGGAGTTACAAGAGCTTTTGAAGCATTGCAAAGTGGCGATATAGATGCTAAGTCTTTTAGAAAACAATTAAAGACTGGTAGCAATCCTTTAACTGATGAACAAATTAATAACTTATTTGCTTTCTTAGCAAACTTATAGGAGTATAGTATGACAGATTGGAGAAAATCTCTTTTAGAAAATATTGAAAGTGGTAAAGAGAAAAAAGCATCAGATACTTTAAAAGCAAAGCGTACTTATAAAGAAGAGTTATATAAAGCATCTCCTGGATATAAAGCCACACAGGAAAGAAAAAAAGAAACAGAAGAACTTAAATCAAAAAAAGATTTAGCAGATGCAAAGAAAAAAAGATCTCCACAGGAAGATATGTTGCGTTTTGGTAAAAAGATTAAGGAATATCGTGATCTTGCATTTAAAGAAAAAGTTATAACAGAAGATGATGGTGACAACAAAGTTGATAAAATAAAATACCTTCCCAGAGAAAACAATAAAATATTTAAAGAACAAATGGAAGCGTACTCAGATAGCTTATCAATGGCAGATATGGCTCAAAGGTATGGATCCAGAACTCCAGAAATTAGAAGAATTAAAAATGAATTTGAGACTTTGGTTAAAAAATATAGAGAAGAAACTCCAGAGTTTACAGCTACAGGCGATGGTAGATCTTCAACGAAAATAGCAATGAAAAGAGCAGTAGCAGAACTCTCAAAAAAATATGGTAAAAGTATTCCTTTATTAATAGAAGAGCTATACGCTAAATAATGAGTGATATAAGATTGCAAGATCCACGAAGAAATTCGTTGGATGACATTATAGAACAAGCACAGCAAGATCTGGATCTTGAACGTAAACGCCAAGAAGCAATTATAAATTCTGAAGAACCAGATAAAGTATTAAGTGGTTTAAATAAAGTAGAAAAACAAATAGAAAATGAACCAGTAGAAGTTCAGCGTTCTGTCTTAGATAAAGCCTACAATGTTGGATATTTTGATCGTGGTGATCTAAAACAAAAAGACATTTCACCAATTAAAAATCAACAAGAAAAAAGACAGCCATTTTCAGAAGCATTGGTAAATGATTTAGCAAGTGGAACTGCTGATCTTTTAGCAAGTATTGCTTCAGCTCCTGGATTTATATATGAATTAAAAACACTTCCACGTAAAATGCTTTCTGAGGCAACAGGATTAGAATTTTTAGATCCAACTCCAGCTTCAAAAGCATTAACCAATAATCCTGTAACGAGATATTTTAATGATGTAGCTACACATTTTGAAGAAGAAAACACAAGATACGATCAAGGTATAACAGACTATATAAGACAGGGAAATGTAGTTGATGCTTTAGGACTTACAGCATCTTCTATTGTAAAGTCGTTGCCGTATACAGCCTCTATTATAGCTGGGGGTGCATATGGTATTCCAGCTAAAGTTATTTTACCAGTAGTTGCTACCGTCACTGGTGGCGGTAAAAGTGCAACTCTTATTGAGGAAATGCCAGAATTTTCCGATGAAAGAAGAATATTAAATAGTTTAATAGATGGACTTGCAGAAGGTGGCTTTGAGGCTGTCGGATCTGCTGGTATTGGTAGACAATTAAAAAGAATATCTGGCGATTTGACACAAACATTAGGTCGTAAAAAAGGCAATGAAGTATTAAAAGAAACAATTAAAAATACATTTCAAGATAAAGCAAGTAGATATATTATGCTTAAATCTGCAAATCAAGAAGGTTGGGAAGAATTTGCTACAACAGTTGTTCAAAATTTAAACGCACAGCTTACAGGCGAAGATCCAGACCGTGAGCTTTTTGAAGGTGCTGTAGATAGCTATATTGTAGGTGCGGGATCTGGCGGTGCTTTATCTGCTCCAACAGCAGTTCAAGTACGTAATCAACGTAAAAGAATAGAAAAGTCAAAAGGAAAAGTATTAGAATCTCTTGAAAGTGGTCAATTAAGAGATCTATCTGATCAAGAAATAACAGACTTTGCCAGTTCACTAACACCAGAAGAACGCATGGAAGTTGGTATTGGTGAAGATGGTAAATTTGAAATTGGATCTGATTTAGGAAAAGAAGTTGTACGTAGAAATCTGGACATGGATAAATTTCCAGAGACTGAAAAAGAAATCAGAGAAGCCAATGCCAGATTAAATGTAAAAGAGCAACAGTTTGAAGGAACAGATTTTACAGGAGCTTTAATTAATAAAATTGAAGAATCCACTAATATAAAAGTAGAAAGAGAATTTTTAGATCGCACATTAGCAGATGAAGCAGAAGAGCAAGGATGGACTGAATCTGAAACAAAACAAGTATTAAAAGAACATGGTCTGGATGAAAATTCAGATCCAAGTCAAATCGATCTTACTGGTACATCATTTGGTGGATCAATTAAAATATCAACCGCTGGTACTCCAGAACGTATGGCACAGGAGTATGTTGCTGTACAGGAAGAAATGGCTGAAGAATATTATAAGGCAGAACAGCAAAATAATTCTAACTTCGATAATGAAATCGAGCAAGAAAGAAAGGCATACCATGAGTCAACAGGAGAGCAAGATACAGGAGAGTCTAACATTGAATGGTTCTCAACAAAGGCGGTACATTTTGCAACACAAGGCAAAGTCCACGAATCAATCGGAGCCAAACTCAGAGACATCTTTAAAAGATTTATTGATACGTCTAAACAAATTCTTAAGGATGCAATAAAACTTAGAAGAGCAATAAAAGAAGGTAAAGTACCAGAATCCTTAGTTTCTAAACTTAAAGAGGCTACAGACTTTAAAACTGTAGGAAAAAAGGTTGATCAAGCTAAGAAAATAAAGCAAGTAGCTAAGATAGAAGGTCGTAAGGCAACTCCAGATGGTGGTGTTACATACCGTATTAGTGAGGTAGGTAAAGTTGATCCTGTAGGTGTGTTTGTTATTGGTGCGGATATGGTAGCCAGGGATCTTGATGGTAAGTTAAATCCATTTGGACTTAGGTATACTGAAAACTTTCAAGGATTTCAATTATCTAAAGCGGGGGCAACGAAATTAGTTAAAAACGGCAAAGAAGGTTTTAACACTGTTGCTGTTATTGCATACGATGATATTAAAGGTAGCCAGGTTGCCAATCCATCATTTCAAAACAGAGTAAAAGAAAAACTTACTAAGGTGATTGGTAAACGCAGATTAAATAAACTATTAAAAGAAAATAATAACAATGTTCAAGTTATATCTGGTATTGTAAATAAAGAGATACAAGAAGCAAATAAAAACAAAGCAAAGAAAGATAAAAAAGAAAAAATTAATCTTACTGAAATTGCAAGAGATAACGCAGAGCCAGATTCACCACAGTTAAGACGTAAAATTATTTATGTAGGTACATTAAAAGAAATTCGTACTGGTAAAGATCGTTTTGAAAAACACGATGTATATCCAGCAGAACAAATATTTGATACATTAGTAGAATTAAAAGAGCCAATACCAATTGATGATTTAATAGCAGATCTTCCCGATACAGATATGAGAAAAAAGAACTGGGGGATGATGGTTACGCAAACAAATTTTATGATGACAGCAGATGAAAGTAATGTTTCAAAGCAATTAATGGAAATGGCTGAAATAGGGCAAGATGTTTTTACAGGCACACCTAACCCCGACTATCAATTTTTTAGCCGAGAAACTGAGACTATAACACCAGAAGAAGCTGTTGATCGCAGTGAGGGGGAAAGACAATTTAAAGCCAGGCAGTTTGCATCTCAGTTAGATGAAGAATTAGAATTAGGTACAGCTACCAGAAGCTCTGTAGGTTTTACAGAAGAATACGGTGACGAGCCATCAATGGTTACCAGATTTTTTGGGAAACAAGATCCAGAGCTATTAGAATATCGTGGAGCGTTAACTGGATTAATGTTTGATCAAATTGATGTTACAACATTTATTGGTGATCCAGATGGAAAAGATTCTTTATTAAAAATAACAATACCAAAAACAGATCTTAAAGATTTAAAAGGTGCATTAACAAAATTAGGTGTACAAAATAAAACAATACGATCCAGGGGAAATAAGCAAGATATTTTATTGTGGAACTTTGGAGATATTGATGTTAACTTCATACACGCAATAGCGGAAAAGTATAATTATGAAAACTATTCAGAAGAAAATGGACAATTTAGATTTATCACAGATGAATCCAGCCGAGAGAAAGCTCGTGAAAGATTTATTAAAATTGTCCAAGACTACCAAAGTAAGACCAACAAAAGTCTCCCAAAGACGTTCAATAAGTTCTTACCAGATTTCTACAGCCGAAAAGCCGATAGAGACAAGCTCCAAAAACAGCTAAAAGCTAAACCAAAACCTTCCTATCGCATAGCACCAACTTTCTACTCTAAAGCAGAACGAGTAGTTACAGATAAATTTCCTCCCACGATGAAGTCTCAATCTGTTGAGAACTTCCTTAAAAAGAACCAGGTCAAACCAGAAGAAATAGAATGGTTAGATCTGGAATCTTTATTAAAAGGTAAGCTGAAGATTACCAAAGAAGAACTCCAGGAATGGATCCAGGCAAATAAGATTGATGTCCAGGATGTTGTGTTTGGTCAATATAAAGAAGATCCAAAGGCTAAAAAGCAACTTAATAAATTATATTACAAACGATCACAACAATTAGGCTGGTTTGAAAGTGAAACAATTGTAGTAAAAATTGAAGGTTATCCAGATGAAATTCGTGGTAAATTTAAAGTTGGACAAGTAGTTATAACAGGAGAAGGAGCATTTACAGAAATTACAGAAAGATTACAAGATGGAAAATTGAATCCTATTGGGCGTTTTAATAAAGATGGTTACAAGATATACGATGAATTGGTAGATAAATTATGGTATGAAAATCGGTTTAAGCGTTTACATAAGTTAGAAAAAGAAATTAATGAATTAGAATCTAAAGAAGCTGAGATGAGAGAGAAAAAAGACACTGAATATGAGTCTTATCAGCTTCCTGGAGAAAAAGAAGATTATCGTGAATTATTGTTGACATTGCCAGAAAAAAAACAAAAAGAAATGACTGATGATGAGTGGAGATTATTCAGAGATTTAGAGGATAGAGAAGAATCTGGTTTTACCCTTACTGCTAAAGAAAATATTGAATATAATAGATTATTACAAATTCAAGACAATGCTTACAACCCTAAAATTCAAGATCCATTTCGTTCAAGTCATTATAAAGAATTAAATATCTTAGCTCATGTACGCTTTAATACCCGCATATCACCTACTGGTGAGCGTATTTTATTCATAGAAGAGCTTCAGTCCGATTGGCACAAAGAAGGCCGAGAAAAAGGGTATAAGGAAAACTTAACAGAATTACCAGAAGGTTATACTGTAAAAAAATGGACAGCCAGTGGAGACTATAAAATTTTAGAACAAGCTCTTGATAGTCATAAGAATCTTGATAGTTATTCTGGTGGTAATAGATATCGAGTTATAAATCCATCTGGTGGTAGTGCGGGTGGTGTGTTTACAACAGAAAAAAGTGCTATTAAAGATGCTTTAGAAAATTTAAATGCAAACAAAGTTCCCAACGCTCCATTTAAAGGTAACGGCTGGATAGAACTTATAATGAAAAGAATGCTACGCCACGCCAGTGATAATAACTTTGATCGCATTGCCTGGACTACATCCAACCAACAGATAGATAGATGGAAAAACGATCTAAGACAAAATGTAGATCAGATACAATGGCAGAAACACAATAGTGATGTTTATTATGCTTCTACAGATAAATTTGTTTATAACAATGTCATTATTAACGGTTTAAAAAAGAACGAGAACGTATTTAATCGTACTATACCAATAGAAGGCGAAACAACTATTAACGGTCAAAGAGTTACCTTAGAAGGATTATTAGGTAAGCAAATGGCTACCCAGATCCGCAATGATAAAAAGCGTACTGGGATCATAGAAGGTGATGATCTTACAATTGGTGGTCAAGGTTTTAAAGTTGTATATGACTTTGCAATAAGTAAGATCCTAAACAAAATGGGTAAGAAGTTTGGTGCAAAGGTTGACCAGGTAAATATGCCAACGGAAAAAGGAACAATACCAAAAGATATTGTAGAGCGAATAAAACAATTAAGTTTTCAAAAACAATTCATAGTAGATAAAATATTTGATGCTCTTAAAGAACCCACGCCACAATCAGTTATTGACAATTTAGATACTGAAAAAGAAAAATTAGATAGTCAAATACAAGAACTTAGATCTAAATATAAAAATGTAATAACTGATAATGCTCAACCTTCTATTAAAATTACTCGCAAGATGAAAGAGTCCGCATTAAAAGGACAACCTACATTCAGACTTAGTAAGATGTCATCTACAGATGAGGTATTAGAATCATCGTCTTTTAAGAAATGGTTTAAAGGATCTAAAGTAGTAGATGAGCAAGGTAAGCCATTAGTGGTTTATCATGGTACTGATAAAGCCTTTAATACATTTAAACCTGGTAGAAGTGGTGGAATTTATTTTACGGAAAGGGCTGATTTTGCTAAAGATTTTGGAAGGTCGATTATTCCAGTGTATTTAAAAATTAATAAACTTGCAGATTTAACTAATCGTAACAGTAGTGAATTTAAAATGGCAGTAAAAGTATTTAATGATGCTGGTGGATGGTCTGATCAATTAGATGATATTAATTCAAGTTCGACTTTAAATCCGAGGACAAACCCAGATTTTGAACCAGATAGTGATTTAAGTTGGGAAATATTTGATTACCCATATGGGGATGTTAAAGATTATTTAATAAAGTCTGGATATGATGGAGTAAAATTAGAAGAATATGGAGATGAAAACCCATCATCAATTGTAGTTTTTGATTCTACTCAAATAAAATCAGTATTTAATAAGGGTACATTTAATCCAAATGATCCACGTATCTCTTTTAGATTATCTCCTAAAAACATTGTTACTCCATTAGCAAAAGTTTACCAGGAACAAAAAGGTAATAAGAAAAGCTATACTAAAAAAGATTGGGAGCAAGATCTGGCCAGATTAGGCTACGATGAGGACATGATCAAATCAGCAATGGATATGTTTGGTATTATTCGTATGAAGCAAATAGATACCACTGATCCAACTCCGATTGAAAAAGAATTAAAAAAGCTCCAGGAACGTGAAATAAAAAAGAGTGAGATCAAAAGCCGTATTAAAAGAGCATATAGATTAGGAGCTACTGAAAAAGAAAAAGAGATCACCAAGCTACAGAAGATTGTTACAAACTATGCCAGGGAAAACTTACCAAAGGGATTATATCAAAAGTCCGAAGTAACAGGCATTTTAGCAAAGGTACGTGATGCCAAGCGTTTTCGTGAATTAGGCACCGCTATGGAGCGTATAGACCGTGTAATTGATAAAGTATCTAAGCGAGGTGCATTAGCTAAATGGAATAAAACCATTAAAAAGAAAGCTGTTGTTAAAAAAGTAGGTGGTATACCAAAAGGTCAAGTAGGTGCAGATGTCCAGGAAATTGTAAATGACATTAAATCTGTATATAAATTATCTGAAGCAGAAGTAGAAAGCCAATTAGAAACATTATTAGATGTTATTGATAAAAGTACAGATGGTCAACCAACAGATCTGCAATCAATGCAAATGCATAACTTAATGACTTACGGATCTATTAAAAGTAAAACCCCAGAACAAATTGCAAACGCTACACAAGATTTTGATATTTTAGTTACCCAGGGTAGAATGCAAATTATAGAAGAAACTCAAGCCTACAAGGAAAGAATGGCTTCTGTACGTGCAGAAATATTAGATGTTATTACTGGTGGTGCTGGGGCACAAACAAAGCAAGGTGAACAAGCTCTTGGATTAAAACCAAAAGATTGGTCACAATTTAGAAATATGTTAAGCCAGTTTGATAATATGAGTCAGTCACTTGAATATGTATTTGATAAGCTGTCTAAATTAGATAAGACCTCAAGACCATTGCAGTCTTTTATGAATAACTATTTTATGCCACAAATACGCCAGGCAAGACTTGCTGAGTACGGTGGTACCACTGAAATGATCACAATGATGAAAAACAAATTGGAAGAGATCTATGGTCTTAAAGGTGGTAAGCTACGAAGAAAGTTAAATGAGAATATTGAAAAGACTGTTACCATTACTCATCACGACAAGATCAGTCCAGAAGGTATTAAAGGAGATATTGTAGAAAGCACACTTACATATAACCAAGCCTATAAAAAATGGATGGAATTAAAAGATCCAACACTGCATAAAACATTTGTAAAGATGGGTTACGATGTTAATAAAGTTATTAACCAAATAGAGCAACAACTGCCGAAAGAAGTATTAGCCTGGGCTGAGTGGCAGTTATATGAATTTTATCCAATGTATTATCAGCGTGTTAATGAGACATTTAGGCGTAGGTTCTTTGTTAACCTTCCATTTAATCCAATGTACTCACCAATTAAAAGATTAATAGGTGCCCAATCAGACACCGCAGATCCAACATTAGATAAAAAGAAAACACCGTTTGGATCAGTGCAAAACGGAAGTATGAAAAGCAGAGTAGGATCTCAAGAAGAATTAGATTGGGTAGATGGAGATAGAGTATTATTAAGCCATATAGCTGAGATGGAACATTTTATTGCTTATACAGATGTGTTAAGAGAATTGAGATCTGTATTTATGTCCAGAGATATCAGCAGATCAATACAACAATTTCATGGTAAGCCAATATCAAGAGTATTAAATAAATTTATGGATGATATTGCAAGAGGCGGTATTGATAAAAGTAATAGCGTTGAAGGTATTGATTATTTACGTGCAAACTTTTCCAGGAGTGCTATCGGATTAAATCCTGTTGTATTTTTAAAACAGCTTGGATCTATACCAGCGTATGCAAGTGATATGCCAATGAGTCACTGGTTAGCTCAGTTTACATTACTATCAAATCCTATAGAAGTAAGAAAGATGTTAAAAACATTATCTGAATCTAAATTATTAGATATGAGATATGAAGTTGGTATGGAGCGAGATATTGCTCTTGCAATGAGATCGGTGAAGCCTGGTAATGTATTTACTGGTACAGATATGTTAAATAACATAGCATACTTACTTACAAAATTAGGTGATAAAACAGCTATATATTTAGGTGGATGGCCACTATATAAATACGAATACAAACAAGCAAAAAAGAACGGTGCAACAGACAAAGAAGCTAAAAAGATTGCAATGAAAAAATTTGAAGCAAGTACGCTTCGGGCTCAGCAGTCAAGTGAAATAGAAGATCTTGCTGATGTACAAAGATCTGGCACCTATGCAAAACTATTTACAATGTTTATGACTTCTCCAAACCAGTATTATAGAATGGCAATTGGTGGCTATAGAAACCTTTATCATGGCCGAGGATCTAAAATAGAAAATCTTAGAAGAATATTTGTAGCTCAATTTGTACTACCCACATTGTTTACATTTATTTCAAATGGTTTTGAGTATGATGAGGAAGATCATATAACCTCACTAATATTATTTCCATTTGCTGGTATTATGTTTTTTGGACAGGCATATGCAACAATTATAGAGAGGCTTGGTGGTAAGAATTACGGTAGTGCTGGAGAAGTATCTATCCTGGAACCATTTAATGATATGGCAAGATTAGCATCCAGAATAAGACAAATACAGTTAGGTAAAAAAGAATTAGATAGTAAGCAAGTAATTGCAATGACAAATGATATAATTATTGCAATGTCACGAATATTAGGACTTCCATATGCTGGTGTAAAAAGATCTGTTCTTGGTGCTATTAAAGTTGTTAAAGGTGAAGCTGTGAATCCAATAAGAGAAACCATTGGTTTTAAACCAAAAAAGAAAGAAAAAAAGAAACCAAAGCGAGTAACCGCAGAACCAACATTTAGTCAGTAGTCTATTGATATTCATTTAGTCTGTTGCTATACTAAGCACGTTAATACACCGTATTAACAATATATCAAGCCCTACAGTTATAAGGATATACACACATGAGTGGATCAGCAATAGCCGTAGTTAGAGGACTTGGATCTGTCGATAAGGCAGTTAGCGTTTCTACCACATCAGCACAAGCAAAACCAAAAGCCGTATATGTAGGAGTAGGAGATAATTACTATTTTTACCTAAGTGGTTCCTGGGTTTTGTTTAGCAATGTAATAGAAGGTTCTATCTTACCAATACGCCCAACCAAAGTAGCATCAGACTCTGGCGGATCATCCGCAGTAGATGCTGGTGATATTGTCTTTTTATACTAAATGTTTATAGGAATAAGCAATGCAATTAGCGGAATTAGATCCGCTGGTTTGTCCTATATAAAAGACAATCTAAAACTCTATTTAGACTTCAAATCAAATAGGTCAGACACACTCGCATTTCCATCAGAGGGTTCAACTTCGTTTGATGGAAGTTCTGATAAAATTACATTTACAAGACAAGTATTTAGTGGTGCATTTACTATTTCTTGGTGGTTTAATGGAGATACACAAACTTTTTATCAAAGAATGTTTGATGATAGTTCAGCAAGTAATAATATTTTAACAAAAGATGCTAATGGATTAGTTGCTATCAGAATTAATGGAACTTATAGAGCAATGATATCTGGTGTTCCTCATAATGAATGGTGTCATCTTGCATTTACAAGAGATGGAAGTGGTAATATAAAATCATATTTAAATGGAGTTGCAAGTGGCACTTCATCAACCACAGATGAATTTGCTTTGGATTTTATTGGAGAGCAAGTCGTTTGTAGTATGTGTAATGTAGCTATGTGGACACGAGAATTATCTCCCGAAGAAGTCCAATCTGTTATGAACAAGTCTTACAGTCAGTTAGGCTCTGTAGAAAAAACAAGTTTAGTTATGTGGCAGTCTCTTGATAGTAGAAGTACTACAGTTCT